TTGGCGTCTTGTTCCGCCTTGGCTTGTGCTGCCTTCTTCAAATCCACGGCACTCGTTTGTGAAGCTGGCTTGGCTGTACTCGGCAAATCAATCGGCCCCAATGCGCTCTCAACCATTTCGGTGATCTTGGCGAAGCGTTCCGACAGAGGTTTTTCAGCCCAGGCGGTTTGTGATCGCAGCGTGGCGTCGAACTGTTTTGCCAGTTCAAACGCTTCGGCGTTGGTCGCCTGGATGTGCGCCAGTTTCGGAATCGAGTCGATAGCGTCCTGCACCGTTTCGGTGTCGGAGCGCGCACGCTCGGCCTCGTGGCTACGCACACTGTCCTCGACTGGCTGCAACTTCGATTCAAGCTGCGCGGCTCGCGCCATCGTTGCTTGAAGCGCCTTATAGACGGTCGGGAAATCCTCTTTCAGTGCTTCCATATCCTCCGGGGAGAGATCGCTTGCAATCGGCGTTTGCGGGGTGGTGCGGGCGCTTTCACCAGTTTTCGCCCCTTGATTATCAGACTGAACGGTCTGCTCCAGCGCGGTTACACGGTCGGTCATTTCCTTCACCAATTGCTCGGCTCGGGATGCCCGGTCACGTTCGCTCTTGAGTACCGAGTACGGAATGACATGCTTCCCGTCCTTGGTGGCGACACCAGCGGCGTCACTCTCGTTGTCAGACTGGCCCTGCTCTGCCTTCTGTGGTTCCTTGTCTGCCGGCTCGTCGTTGGCTTGCGCCTTGTCCGCCTCCTTGGCTACGGGTTCGGGTTCCTTCGCGGCTGTCTGCGGTTCTGCACCGCTTTCAAGCTGATCGAAAACCTTCTGCAAGTCCTCGGGGTTGTCGGAAAGATTGCTCAAATCAAGTTCGATGCCTGCCATTTGCTTCACTCCACTTATCGCGTTGGTTGCGAGGGTTCCGACAAACGCCAATAACCCATGACGGGGAACTGCTTGTCGTGGAGTGAAGGATATGGTGGCTAGAGCAATTCGACTTGACGTTTTTTCAATTGATAGTGATAGGCGAAAAAAAAGCCCGCCGAAGCGGGCCGGCGTGTGGCGCGTTATTGAATGACCGGTGCCGTCACGGCCATTTGCGGCGTGCGTACCATCGGCTGCTGTTGCGTCTGTTGGGCCTGCCCGGTGGCACGCTCGGATTCGGCATTCAGCTTGCGGATACGCGCGGCGCGTTCGGCGGCGTCCAGCACCAGCAGCTTGTCCTGCATGGCCTTCTGGTCTTGCGCCTGCTGCGCCTGGGCTTGCTGTGCAGCGGCCTGCTGCTCCGGGTCTTGGATGCCGACGGCGGCGCGCAAGCGGTCGGCCAGCGCATGACGGCCAGGCATATCGGTTGCCTCGATGACGAAATCCACCACGAAGCCCTGCAACTGAGGCGGCAAGCTCTTGGTGATCTCGGTCAGCATCTGCAACTGCTGCATGCGATAGGTCGGCGAACTCGGCACATCGTCGAGCACCACCTTGGCCTTGACCTTGGCCACGTCGTTCAGGGTGAATGGCTGGCCGGTCTGCTCGTCGATGGCTTGCTGGTTAAGCTGGATGACCTTCTTGTTCTTGCCCTCTCCGATGGTCACGCGCGCCGGCCCTTGCATCAGGTTCTGCTTGACCAGATCGAACAGCATTTCACCCACCAGGCGGCGTGAATAGCGGAAGTTGTCATTGATCTCGGCCAGCGTATTCAGCCCCTGCTCAACCAAGGAGTTGATCGCCAGGCCGGAAGTCGCCCCCGAGGTCTGGCCCTGCATCGACTTGTGGATGCCGGATGCCTCGGCAATCTCCTGCTTGCTCTCCTGCAAGACCTGGAATTGCTGGCTAGCCAGTTCGCCGCCCGTATCGACACGAAACTGGCTGGTCGGCTTGCGGTTGGCGTTGAGGATGATGTAGGCGTCTGAGCGTGCCACCTCGCTGGCCGCGCGGTTGTGATCGAGCACGGCGTCGGCGTCCGTCACCACGCGTCGGCTGTTCAGGCTCCACAGCATCTTGGACTTGCGCGCATTGACTTCATCCTGCGGCGAAATCATCGAGCGGATCAGGCCATAGGGTACGTTGGTCAGATCCTCGCGGTAGCCGAAAAACGGCACATAGGGGAACTGGTTGTGCTTGTACGGACTCGGCACGTCGTAGAGGAAGTGCGGGCCGGTGTACCATGCCAGACGCACCTTCTGGAACGTCGCCTGCTTCACCTTGGCGATGCCGGAGACGATGGCCTCGTTGTGGCGAGGATTGTTGAAATCGACCTCCATCACCGTACCGTTGGGAAGCGTCATGATGTAGCCACGTACCCACTTGCGATACCAGATTTCATACAGGCAAATGCGCATGCGCTGGATGTCGCGCCAGTCGGTTGCTGTTATGCGGGTGTCGCGCTCAATCTCCCATGACTGCACCAGTTGGGTATCCTGCTCGACGAGCGGATCGAAGCCCGCCCAGCCCCCGGTAGTCATGCGGAACAGCGAGGCGTACTGCGGCATCAACGCGATGGCGTGATCCATTTCCAGCCAGCGGCGACGCACCAGATAGCGCGCATCGGTCAGGTCGGGTTGTTCTGCCCGCCAATCCCAGAAGATTTCGCGGCGATGCACGTAATGCACGCGGTACGGACACTTGAACGGGTCATGCTCGCGGGCAACTTCCACCCAGCCCAGCCCTGCCTTGCACTGTGCGGCGTAAGCGTCGGAGATGGCGCGGTCGGCGCAGCTTTCGATTTCGGCGTGCTTGAGTTTGACCGACAGCGCCTCGGCCAGATCGTCTGAGCATTCCTCGTCGTCCTCGGGCCGCACGCGCCAATCAGAGCGGGTCTTGGCCTCCATGCCGAGAACCGTGTCGATGGTCGGCTTGATGAGGTTTGCAACCAGTGGCGGCTGACCTCGATCCTTGAGCTTTTCCACGGTTTCCGGTGAAAGCTGGTTGCCGTCGTAGTAGTCGGCCGCGCAGTCGGCCTCGCGGCGCCAGTGCGGCTGATGCTTGATCTCGTTCAGGAAGGTTTCGACCTGGGCGCGCGGCAGCGCGGAATTCTCAAGGTCTTCAGAAAACTGCCCGGTGCTGTCGGTCGGTTCCTCGCCCATGACAACATCGCCGTGCGGCGTCTGGTCGGACTGATAGCGAGCGACAGCCTTCGTGCTGCCAGAACCTGCCGGGTTGTCGATGGCCTCGTTGTTCAATTGAATATCGCCGATTGGCATAGAAATCCTGTCCGGTTATGCTTTGCCCTTAGGGTATTGTGGGCACGGCCCAGCAATTCGACTTTGGGTAATCAAGGAGTGGTATATGAACAAGCTGGTTTTCGCAGTCTCAACGGTACTTTTGTTGTCGGCATGCGCCACGCCCACCACGGGCATCGTGCCACGCGGTGAAGGTCTTTTCACGGTCACGCATCAAGGCAGCGGCGGCTGGGTCAGCACTGAATCGCTGAAAGTGGCAGCGATACAAGAGGCAGACGCCAACTGCCAGCGCAACGGCAAATCGGTCAAAGTGATGCACACCAAGGAGATTCAGGCTGGCCCGCTAGGGCGCTGGCCGGAATCCGAAGTCCTGTTCCGCTGCGAGTGAGTTATCCGGCACGCCAGTCATAGTCCCTCCGTGGGTTGAGCATTGATTTCTGTGGATCTGGCGGCACCTCGGCATAGCGCAGCATCATGTAGGCGTAGCGAGTCGCCGCCATCAGGTCGTCATGTAGCTTGATGATCTTCCCGGCCTTGCGGTGGTACAGGCGGAATTCTTCGAACCACTCGTTGAGGCTGGAGAACACCTTGAACTTTCCGGCCTTCATCAGCTCCAGCATTCCCAGCACACCGGCCTCAACGGATACCCGACTGATTTTGTTGCCCGACTCGTCGCCTGTCTCTGGAAACTGCGCCATCTCGTGCAGCATGTTGATGCCCGCCTGCCGGTACTGCTCGGCCAACTGGAAGCCGGAACCCTTCTCGTGCTGCAAGCCGTCGTGTGGCCAGGCCATCGGCACCCATGCCCCGCGCGACAGGATGAACGGCGCCTGGGCGGCGGGCGTGCTCTCGCGCACGCGCACGCTGTCATAGACGTAGATCGTGTCCGTGTCTCGATCCCATGCCAGCCACACCGATGCCGACGGGTGATCCCAGCCGAAGTCGGTAGCGGCGATGCGTGGCCAGATGTCGGGCAGATAGAACGGCTCAACGGTGATAGCCGACTCGGCAATCGGGAACACCCGGCCACTGCCCAGAAGCGGAATGCCCTTGGCGCGTGCCTCGCGTTCGTGCTCCGGGTAACTGGCAACGATCCGGTTGCGCTCCTCCTGCGTGTAGTGATCCACGTCGTCGATGGTCATATTCGTGTCTGACCGGTCAGGCGTCGGGTTTTGCAGGAACATGCGCACCACTTCCGACATGCCCAGCAGCGGCGTGAAGGTGATCCAGACTATGCCGTTGGTCGCGTTGGTGCGGGTCAAGACTTCGGTGTAGATGTCCAGCGGCGGTTCTTCGTCCAGTGCGGCGAAGTCCAGCGTCTCGCCCTGGAGCTTGGAGCGGCCTTTTTCGTAGGATTTGAAGTACAGGCGCGACACGCCACCGGACACGTGGCGCACGAAGATGCAATCGACCGAATCGGCGATGCCTTGCGCCCGCTTGATGTCGATGATCGAGGCTTGTGGAATGGTGCCGGTTCCCCACTCGCTCGGGCGGCCCAGCAACAGGCGTTGCAGTGTGTCTCGGGTGGATTCCATGGATTCGCCCAGCGCCCAGCCGGTAACGCCACGCGCCCACCGCTTTCCCGGCCACCAGTCGGGGTACTGGCCAGTCAGGTGAAACGCGATCTCATAGGCCGATGACCACGTTTTGCCAAGCTGGTTGCCGGCGCGGAACAGGCGTTCGCGGTGCGTTGCCCCACGGGCGTGGAATTCAACCTGCTTTGGGTAGGGTTTGTACCGTGCCAGCTTGTTCGCGTCCTGCCGGCGCTTGAGTTCCTGCACCAACTTCAAGTAGGCCAGTTTGGGCGGCAAGTTCGTAAGCGATTCGGGCAATGTCATCGTCTGAGAGGTTTTCATACTCGTCTCCCGGCTTCTTCTCCGCCGGCTTGAACATGCCCAGCGTGTCGCCCAGCGCCCGCAATGCCGCATTGGCACCGCTGGCATTGAACTGATATTCCCCGGTTGGGGTTCCTTCCTTGTCGAGCACCGGCTTGGCCTGCATGCAGCGTTCGGCCACCTGCATGAACCGCGTGATGACCCACTCCCGATCCAGCCCCGACTTGAGGATGGCGTTCTTCTGGGCCAGTGAGGTCAGCTCGTTGATACGATCTGCGACAGCCTGGTTGAAGTTCTTGCACGTCGAAGATTCCCAGTCGCGTGCCGTGCGCACGCTGACAGTGCTGTTCGAGGCAAGCAATGCTTCCTCCACCGACATACCCATGGCACGGCCACGGCAGTACGCCTCCTGTTCGACGGTCAAACCGCTGATCGTGAGGCGTGGTCGGTTGAGCTTGCGCGTTCCCTTCGGCAATCCCTTGGCGGCGGGCTTCTTTTTGGTGGATTCGGCTTCTGCCATCAGTGCTTGATGTTCGAGACAATGCCAGCCCACACAGCGGCGGCGAAGGCAGCAGCAACCACGCCGAAGAAGGCCAGCGATCCATGGTCAGCGACCTTGCGCATCTTCCTGCCGAAGCGCAGATCATCCCGGAATTCCTCAACCGACTCAATCCGGTCGATGTCCACGCCAAGAATGGCAAATACCTTCTTGACAGCAAGTTCGGCTGCATTCTCGGATATGTACTTAGAGTGAGAACACTGCACGCCTGGTGCGGCTGCATCGCAAGAATGTTCTCGTCGGATTGGGTGTTCTTCTGTCGCCATGGCGCTGGTTCCCTCGGTCAGTTCAAAAAGACAGCCTCAGCAGCACGTCGGCGAGTCAGGCCCGCCATCACGCGGCCTGCGGCCTTGTTCCACTTCATGATCTCGCGGGCGGCTTCGGGCCAGTCGCGCTGATTGACACGACGGCGAAGCGTGGAGATACGATAATTTCTCAGCCCGCAGTTATATGTGAACGAGATCAGTGCAGCGATGCGGCGGTCTGGCTCGGTGGCCAGCATGGGCGACAGCTTGAGCACGCCCATGGCCTTCTGTGTCGCTTCGGCACGCAGGGCGGCAAGCGCCTGATCGTGCGTCCATTGCGTGCTTGGTGTGATGCTCGGGCCGGTTGTGCCATAGCCAATCGTCCAAGGATCGGCTTTTGTCGCAGGATCTGGGTAGGCGGCGCATCCACCGTCGGACAAACGGCGGTGATAGCCCTCGAACGGGCGAATCAGCGCGTCAATCGCGGTCTGGATGGCGGTGGAGATGCTCATTTTTGGTACTTCTCGATAGCGCGACCGACAAACCAGAACGTTAGAATCATGTTCAACATAGCGAAGTCGTCAGCAGACCAGTTGGCAATCAGCACATCGCGCCAAACGGCGCCTGAGTTGATGGCATAGGTAAGCGCGGCGATCTTGACGGCGACGTAAAGCCCGAAAAGAACGTAAGTGATGCCTGGTCGAACCAGTGCGGATGCTGCGGCAACCCACTTGTAGCTGGCGCTTGCGGTTGCTGACTGCTCCCGAAACGCCTCTTGGATGGCATCAAGGGCGGCTGTGCTGTGATCGACATACTTTTCTTCAAGGTTGAATGTCCCGCGTTGCTTCTCAAGATCGGTTTGCAGGCGGAACATCGACAGCTCGTGATTACGCTCGTCCTTGCGGTCGAGCCACTTCAAAAACTCGGGGGCAAGCCTGAACAGGCCGCCGAAAAGTGACCCCAGCAATGATTCGAGCATGGCAATTCCTCCTGGTGGATTGGCGTCATGGTATGGACGCCCGGAGAATTCGACTCGAACCGCTACTCCTGACAGCGTTCCAGCAGGCGTTACTCACGTTACTCAAGGATTGTGGTCATTTGCGTTTCCTGTTATTGGCGAGGCGAAACATTAGAAGGTCGAGAAGATAAAACTGGGGCACGGGCGGCAATGGCTGCACACGACTCCAGCGAGCCGCGCGCTTTCGCCCCTGACGATGAACCCTGCCGTAGTTGTAGAGCGCGTTCAGCGCGTCGATAGCCTGCTTGTGGGTCAGGCCGCAAGCGTTGGCAATGTACCGGCCGGTTAGTGGCGAGGGGGAGGCTTCCACTACGGCCAGCACGCGCATTCGATAGGTCGGCTGGCCATCCATACGCTAGGCATCTAGTGCTGGGGCGGAATCAGTGGTGATGCCCAGGTATTCACAGAGGATCGTTCGCGCCTCTGAAGCCGATCTGGCGATGGTGGTTTCCCAGCCTTGGGCTTTGAAGTGCTCGATCCACTCCTTTTGGGCGTCCGAAGCCCTGCCGGTGTCCGACTTCATTTCGACGATGAGGCCGGTTGAATCGCCAGCGCGTGCCGGGAGGATTAAGTCGGGGAATCCCGGCTTCACGCCCAGGGCTTTCATCTGTGCACCGGTAAAGGCGTCACGCCTGCCGCCGTTCGGCGAGTGATGCAGCCAGCGCAGCGCAGGCATGAGCGAACGAACAGCGGGCAGATGCGACCAGCGCACCACCTTCGCTTGTTCGACTTCTTCTGACCGATTAACGGTCTTGCGGCGTTGAGGAAAACTCATGCCGCAGATCATACCAGCGGGTTAAGAATTGCTCAATCAGAAAGCGTCGGCCAGCGAACAGCGCCAGAAAGCCGACTTCCCAGACTTCCCCGCAACTTCCCAAACCTTGGGAAGTCACTTTGTCTTTACGCGACAACGACTTACA